TAACCGCTCTCATCAGTGACAGTGATGACCGTCTGCCCGACCGCTTCGGTACCAGATACGGTTGTGGTGACTGCTGGATCAGACGCGGTGCCGGTAGTAACTTCTTCACCCATCAGCAGCGCAAATAAAAGCGCCCCACTATTGGGGCGAACAAACAAGTCGAATTTGCCATCAGGCTTCCACCGTTTCAGGTGGGTGAAACCGGGAAATTGCGAATCGCCGCCCTCTTGATATCGCTCAAAATCCTTTGCGGGCGATATAGTTGGCGCACCCTGGTAACGAAGATAGTGACTAGGCACCACACTTGTACCTTTAAGCGACTGCTTGCCTATCCCCAAATATCCATTGTTACGAGCGAAACGAGCCATTTCAGACTTCCTCCCTCCGGGCGTTCAGCTGGAAACTGTGCCCGTATGCTCCCGTATTGGTCAAATCAGGTTGCCAAAAAGGTTTGCCCATCGTAATCTCGGCAGACCAGCAAGTATCGCCCAGCGTGGGATTATCTCGAAACGCACTCAAAATAATGGGCACGAGCTCCTTGAGCGACTCCCAGGATTCGGCTTCGTTGCGAATTGGAAAATACACCGTAAACTCCCACGTCCAGCCGGCATCTTGACTTTCTCCGGATGCAGGCGTTAAGCCGAAACCTGTATAAAGAACAGTCAAAATTGGAAACTCTCCAGCAAACTTTTTAATGGGGTACTTATAAACCGTTTTAACTTCTGTAACGGCATTGACTGTGGATATGATCTGCGCTTCTACTGTCGCGATGCTCATTTGAAAAACTCCCCTACAATAGCCTCCGCCGTTTCTTTTGCCATCACGGTCAGTTGTTCTGAGGACTTTTTCAAGCCGCCAGCCAGAAACTGATAGCCCTTTGTTCCAACCTTGCTAATTTTGCGGGCGATCACAAACGCGATGCCCTTGGCCTCTGATTCTTTCGTAATATTGAACGCCGCTTTGTGCCGCCATACCCATTCTTGAATCGGCTGTCGCGGCGGCCAGTGCGGCCTAGTGCCTTTGTCGAGATAGTCGGCATAAAACAACCGTGACCCAACGGCCGCCCGGTGTTCGTCTATAATTCCGGTAGCGGTATTGACGTTACCTGGTGAGATTGACTGCCGCAAAAGCCCTCTATCAATGGCCTTGCGCCCCTGCTCATTACCTTCGGTAATGGTCTGCACAACATTAGTGGTGATCAGAGTCATTGAACGAGTCAGCATTATACGACGCTGATTAGTTATAATCTCAGGGGCATTTTGCAGATTTTCTAAAAAGTTGGTTGGCGTCCAATGAATAGCCGATGTAAGCCCCTTCATATAATCACCCGCTGATTGCGCTGCAAAAACTCTCGCACCAATGGCGGTAACGCACTAGCCGGGATCATTACGCCTTCCTGAACCCGGCTGAAACTGGCCAGGTCCTTAGCGTGTAAATGATTGACAGCCTGCAATGCCATAGCCTTCCACTCATCAGCGATGGTCACCGCTGTAAGCTCTCCTGTCCCAACCGTCCGGGTCTGTGTACCCAGCCCAGCGGTGTAGGCGAATTTCAATGTGGCGAACCCGCCGGCGGGTATGACGTTGATAAACCGCACCCGCCCGATATCGGCATACAGGTAATAGCCTGTGGCGGCCATAGCCACCCAGGCGCTGTTATAGTCGGCCCGCTCAGAGACAGTCAGCAGTGATGCTGGATAAGCAGATAGCCAATAGGATGATTTGCCGGTACCGTCCACAATTTCTTCAAAGGTGCGTTTGATCAGCGGTAATCCGATGAACGATTCAAACAGTCCGGATACGCTGTTGATAAGTAGATAAAGATTGTCTTTCTGTACATCTGACAGCGCAGTAGCCTCATCGCCGAACACGTAGGCTTCGGCTTCGGCTGCTGTGACCAATGCCTTTGTGCTGAGTGCTACTGTCACTGCCATGCTGCTCACCCTTTACAAAAAGGGAGGAGCGCCAGCTCCTCCCTTATATACATCATGTGGTTATAAGTTGACTACTGCCGAACGTATTCGACAAACAGTGTTCCCGCTAATGCTGTAGTAGCGCCGGCATCGTCGCCAACGTCCTTCGCCAATACCACAATGTATTGATTGACTGCGCTGGTAGTCGGTAGCAACGTAGCGCCTGTGGTCATCGTATAGACCAACAGGTTAGCCGCCGATGTATCAGCGCCTCCGGCCAAGGTTGTAATTGGCGTCGCTTCGTCGTCCGTGTCGTTAAGTATCAGTGTGATAGTGTCACCGGCATCGCCTGATCCCGTTGTCACCTCGACGAATGCCCTTAATATTTTGGCTCCATAAGGGATGGTCAGGCCGCCCGCTTTAACGCCGTTTCCACCATCTGCATTCATCGCCGCTGCCGACAATGCGACCGTTGCATATGCCATTGTAGGCTGGTAATACGTGTTTTGTTTAATGTCACCAGTCACAGACACCACATCGGCCACTCTCAGTTTTTCAGAAGCCGCGGCGCCAGCCACCATAGTCTCAAATACAATGGCGCCATCCTCAGTGGTATCTGTCGAGTCGGTCATCAATGTCTTGAGATTTGCCACAGTCTTGGCTGTAGGTGTGGCGTTGTCGTTATACCCCACGCTGCTTAGTAGGTAAATCACATCATTGTCTTGTAGTGCGCCACCTGTAGTTCGCAACTTGGTAATCGTAATAGTTACACCAGTGGCGTCATCTTCGCTGTTTTGTTGTGTTACGTCGCCGGTTGCACCCGCTACTACCAGTTTATTAGTGTTAATGCGCAGGTCATCAGTGATAGACACATTGCCATCAGGGACCTCTACAGCGTTCTGGCCATTAAGCCCAGTCGCCACCAGCTTTCGCCCGGTATCAGACCAGACTAGACTTGCCCCGGCAGTATCGCCGTAGAAGGTCACGGTATGCCCGACCCCGTCGGCGCCTACCGTAAGCGCCCCAGTAGAGGTTGCACCCACGAAGGACATTACACCATCAGAGTTTATGGTCGCCACTGTTACGCCAGCAGAATCCAGGATGGTAAATGTTCTTGCACCTGCTGCATCACCGAGAGTAACCGACACATCTCCGCCGGTTGGTTTCATCGTAATGTCGCCGGTGATGGTGACCACAAAATCATCAGTATTGACCACTAGGTTGCCGTTGGCATCGATGTAGGTGACGCCTTTGACTTTGAATGTGGCACCAGATTCAATATCGATCTCGCCGCCGCTGGCGACATCCAAGTCACCGCCGATTACCCAGCGCTCGCCACCCTGCTCTTGGTAGTTATCCGTACCGTAATAGTTCACGGCGAACGCGGGCATAACCATGAGCAGGCAGAGGATTATCGCAAACATTACACTTTTTACTAGCCTCATGCCATGTTCCCCCTTAATTGATAAGGGGCAGGATATGCCCGCCCCCGAATCGTTTACTATGTTACTGCCCGCTTAGGAAGCGGCCATTGTTTCGTAATGCCCGATGATGGCGTACACGCCGAACTCATCATTGGCGTCACACTGGTTGACCAAGGCCTTGATGAAGCGCCTACCACCTTGCGCAGGCACTTCGACCTGATCATTACCAGCTGCTGTCAACACCAATTCGGCATCGGCGCCGGCATCATCATCCAAATCTGCCAGTGCTCCACCTGTCGTGGTAGCACCTTGCAGAGTTACAGTCAGATCGGCTACTCCGCCGACTACGCCGGCAGATACATACATGATCACCCGCTGCCCGTCCTTGATGTCCTTCTCCACCGATGCAGCGTTGGCTGCGCCTGCATTGGCATAACGTGCGGCTGGAATCAACTCAGCGATCACGATATTACCTGTTAGTTCATGCATCATTGTCACCTCTCACTTTAATAAGAGCGGGGCAGCTCCTCGGAGCCACCCCTTGCAGTTCACAAACCGATTACGATTCAGATTCGTGAATCGGGACCGGATACCCGATTGAATTACCCGATGACCAGAGAACGGAAGGCGGTATCGAGCATGCGCTTACCACCACGACGAACCCGGAAGTAGAAGCCGATCAACGGCAGGTAAAGCTCATTCACCCGCTGCATCGACATCTCCAACCGGTCGACTACCCAGTAGTAGTTCCAGTCGCCGAGAATCGCTACAGTATTGCCAGTTGCCACTGTAGCGGATAACTTGGTGCTAGATACCTTAACAACCGGGATGCCGTCGAAGTTGGCTGGCTCACCCACTTGCAGGCTGGGCTGCCAGAGATAATGCCCGTCTCCAGCCTTCAGCTTGCGCAGATGACCGCAGAGAGCCCGGCGGCACATCAACACAGAATTGGCGGCGTATTTCTCTTCGAGAGCATACTCGAAATCGAACATATCATCGGCACTGCATCTATTGGCGGCGCCGGTTGTGGTAACCTGGGCTGCCGGCAGGTTAGTCAACACGCCTTCAGGCTGTGCGTTGCCGGTACCACCGATGAACACATCGTCCTCTTCCAGCCCTAAGCTGGATTTGAACTCATCGGAGATATACTGCTCGATATTGAACGCTGAATCGTCGAGCATGTTCGGGCTGGCCTTGATGAGACCGCCAGCGTTATGCACGTTGATGGCAATCATGCCGGCGGTTTTGCTGGACTCACCAGGCATGGTGGTTTCGTTCACCCAAGCCCAGGTCATTGCGCCCGAGCCAGATGGCACCATGATGCGATCACGCGTGGTCTGGATGATACGCACACGCGGCAGGCCGCGTACCTTAGATTCGTCTTTCAACGCTTCCATCAGATCAGCCCGCACATCGTCGGCTACCCAATAACCAGCGCTACTGTCATCGGCCACGATTAGCGCCTTCATCAGGTCGGCCGGGGTCTCCTTACCCTGACGCACGTAAGCGAAATACGCCTTCTTGTCGAACGCCCGCTTGACCTTCGCTTCATCATCATCTTCGCCGACCACGAAGCGGCCCTTGCGGTTAGGCATTTTCTCTAAAGCTTCCAGACGGGCTTGCAGGTCAATAACTTTGGCATCTTGCGCTTGCTTCTCGCGGACCGCCTGATCCGCTTTCTCTTCCAACTTATCGATTTCGGTGTTGTACTTCTCAATGCTGGCGGAGAGCAGACCGTCGTTCTTGGTCTGATTCTCTTCTACACGCTGGCGCATCTCTTTAACTAACTTTTGGATCTCGGCCAGCTCTTCTTTGGTCACTGCCATGGGTCTCACCTCTCTGTTATTTGTCAGGTTCCGCAGGAGTGGTCGAGCCGGCTCGCTGCATAATGCGTATGGCGTTTATGCTGGCTGAGTGGTCACCCGGCTCAGTAGCCTAAACGCGAATAACCCGGCTTGATTAGGCCGGGTTGACGCCATTGAAATGTGTTCTTACTCTTACTTGGTCAGCACCGTCGACAAGTCCTTGAACTCTTGGATCAGGCTGTCAGCGCCGCCTTTTTCGTCATCGTCATCATCATCTTTATCTTTGTCG